GTAGGCATGGATGTCCAGCACCTGCATGGGGTAGGTCAAGGGTGTCCGGATATTCTGGTGGGCTACAGGGGCAAGAACATTTTGTTAGAAATAAAGAAAGACGATAAAGCCAAACTGACACCGGATCAGGTTATTTGGCATCAAACTTGGCGAGGTCAGGTAGCGGTAGTGTCGAATCCACAGGCTGCGGTTAAGGCTGTAAGGGTTGCTTGTTCGGAAACTATTGATGAATGATTCTTGATAGAAATATTTATGTTGCAGTCTGGAATCAGTTTAGCTATAGTTACTTCACAGCAGCATTGATTAACTAGGAGATGAGATGAAAAAGCTACTTGATACGTACCGCAAAGTGCCTACACCAGCCAACCGCGACAAACTTCAGAAATACCTTGATAAGCACATGATGGCAGTTTGCATGGCATTACCTGAAGATATAGCTTTCCTAAAAGCAAATGAATTTAGAATTTAAGAAGGCAAAGTACATACCTGTAAATTTACGCTATACTTTGGACATCTATGTGCGGTCATAGACAAATATCAAAGCCCTTTAGCTTTGGTTCTCACCTCTTTAATGGGGAACGTGACCGCACACGGAGAGCCAAACCTAGAGGGCTTTTTTATTTAGGTCGTACTGATCGCGTTAGTAATGAACCCATGTTCGGGGTTGCTATCAAGAAAACCGGATGCGCTTTCAGGCCAGCGCGAGAACTTGCTACAGGTATCTCAGGAACAGGGCAAATAGGTGATGATCGGTTAGGCCACGATACGGTCGCTCTGGAAATCGAATGTAGCCCTTATGGGAGCAGCAGTCCTAACTAGGATGGCTGGAGAATGTGAATATCACCTTCTTGGCCTGACTATTGCCTAAATAAAACTTAATATGAGAGTTAATCTTACGGATGAGGAACTATTTATTTGCAGGACGTTAGGCGTTATGAGGCGTTCTGTAGCGATGAAGAATGTAAAAGACCAGCAAGTAGGAAATGATTGCGTTTGGTCAATAGATATTGATGGTGTAGTTGCTGAATACTGTGTAGCGAAAATGCTAAATGTTTGCGTTGATTTGTCAGTTAGCCCAAGAAACGGCGGTCATGATTTGGTTTCTAAAGGGAACACGATAGATGTAAAGTCAACAAGGCATAAAAACGGCAGATTGCTTGCGACGTTAAAGAAAAAAGATAGTCCTTGTGATGTGTACATATTGGCTATTGTTGATGATGGAGGGGCTGATGTTGTTGGATGGGAATATGGAGAAAGCCTATTCGATGACAAAAACAGAATAGATTTAGGGTATGGCGTTGGATATGGAATCCAACAAAACAAGCTAAGAAAATTTGATAAGAGATAAATATGAACTCAATCGATCCTCACGAAGCAATCAACTACATGATTAAGAACGCCAAAGCCTATGCTCAAGCTAAGGCTGAGGTGACTTATCTGGAGGAGTTTCGTAAAAGCAAGAAAGCTATGTTATTCAGTTCTGCTATCGGCAATACCGTAGCGGATCGGGAGAATCAGGCTTATAGCCATCCAGACTACTTAGCGGTATTAGAAGGTCTTAAAGCGGCTGTAGAGGAGGCTGAGAGGCTGAGATGGATGCTGGTAGCAGCACAGGCTCGCATAGATGTCTGGCGGTCGCAGGAGGCTTCTAATCGTGGTTTAGACCGGAATACTCAATGAGAAACCCATTTCTAATAGATGAGCCTACAGTTATCAGTTTCTCTGGTGGCAGGACAAGTGCTTACCTGCTCTGGCGGGTTCTACAGGCTAACAATGGGCTACCTGATGAGGCTATTGTCTGCTTCGCTAATACCGGAAAAGAGGAAGAAGCTACCTTAGAATTTGTTAGAGACTGCTCAGTAAATTGGAATGTGCCGATTCATTGGGTGGAATATCGGGCTGACGATCCTAAGTTTGCTGAGGTGACGTTTGAGACAGCCAGCAGAAACGGTGAGCCTTTTGAGCAGTTGATTGTTAAGAAGAAATATCTACCTAATCCTGTAACTCGGTTTTGCACCATTGAGCTAAAAATCAGGTCAATTCATAAGTTTCTGAAGGCTAAGGGTTGGAAGCATAACGAAAACATGGATTGGGTTGGGATTCGAGCAGACGAGCCTAGAAGGGCTGCAAAGATTGCTAGGGAGCGTACTCCGTTAGTAGCTGCTGGAATCACAGCGAAAGATGTAGGTGAGTTTTGGGCTTGGCAACCATTTGACCTAATGTTGCCAAATAACAATGGTAAGACGATGCATGGCAATTGCGATTTATGCTTTTTGAAGGGCTATCAGCAGACGTTAAGCCTAATCCAAGAAAAGCCAGAGAGGGCTATCTGGTGGGCTAGGATGGAAACTTTAGTTCAGACTAGCGATAAAACATTTGGATCAGGAGCTAGATTTCGGAAAGATCGTCCTAGTTATTCCGAGATGCACAAATATGTAGGACAACAAATCGATATGCTAGATGACTCAATTGATTGTTTTTGTGGAGATTGATATGAACGAGATAGATGATTCAGATTTGGCGCAATGCTGTGCTTGTGGCTACGTTGATGATTGGGTAGAGATTCCCGGCGGTCATTGTGCGGTAAGTGGCGAGAGTATGTATTACTGCCCTAGCTGCGATGAGGTGGATAATATGGCTGACTACGATCCTGAGAGAGCCAAGCGAATCGATGAGAAAAAGCGACAGAAAATACCTAGCTAAAGTGGCTGACTTTGGGTGCATAATCTGTTATAAAAATGGTTATTCCGGCACTCCAGCAGAGATTCACCATGTACGAGGTATGGGGCTAGGAATGGGAGTTCGGAACTCTCACGACAATGTTTTGCCTTTATGTCCTGAGCATCATCGAGGAAATACTGGCTATCATGGGTTAGGTCGTAAGGCTTTTGAACGTCGATATGGTGTGACTGAGGCAGAGCTTCAGGATGAACTGATGGGGTTGCTAAATGAAAAAGACTAAAGCTGAAAAGAAGATGAGCAAGGTCTATAACGAGTTTAAAGAAGGCACATTACATAGCGGCAAAGGCGGTAAGGTAGTTACTAACAAGAAACAAGCCGTTGCAATTATGTTAAGTGAGGCGGGTATGGCTAAGAAGGCTAAAAAGAAATGAAGCCCGGACTCTATGCCAACATTCATGCCAAGCGTAAGCGTATAGAAGCTGGCAGCAAGGAAAAGATGCGTAAGCCGGGATCAGAAGGTGCGCCGACTGCTAAGGCTTTCAAAGAGGCTGCTAAGACTGCGAAGGGGAAGAAAAAATGATGAAGAACGGAAAGAAATCTGACAAAGAGTTGCTAAAAGAATACCTAGACGAAGAAAAAGAAAAGAAAAAGAACGGTGTTAATGAGATAGAGATTGAAATCAAAATCCCTATGGGCAAAAAGAAGGGTAAAAATGGCAAAGACTGAGGCTTGGCAGCGTTCTGAGGGTAAGAACAAGAAGGGCGGTCTTAATGAAAAAGGTCGCAAGTCTTACGAAGCTGCTAATCCCGGTTCTGACCTAAAGGCTCCTGTGAAGTCGGGTGATAATCCTCGTCGAGCCAGTTTCCTAGCCCGTATGGGCAATATGCCGGGAGCAGAATATAAAAACGGTGAGCCTACTCGGTTACTCCTGAGCCTAAAGGCATGGGGAGCCAGTTCTAAGGCTGATGCTAAGGCAAAGGCTAAAGCAATATCCGCGAGAAACAAGAATAAGTAATGCGGTACACCTATGGTCTGGAGAACATCCGAGTCCGAGATTGGGGAGAGGGTGCAGACGTTTTAATCGGGTCATTTTGCTCGATTGGCGATAACGTCGAGATATTTATCGGTGGAAACCACAGGGTAGACTGGATAACGACTTACCCTTTCGGGCATATCCATGAAGAAGAATTCCCGCATCATGGGGAAGGGCATCCAGCTACTAAAGGCGATGTTGTTATTGGGAATGATGTTTGGCTAGGATCGGGCTGCACGATTATGTCAGGGGTAACGATAGGCGATGGTGCTGTTGTTGCTGCGAAATCCGTCGTAACGAAAGACGTTCCTCCCTATGCAATAGTCGGTGGTAATCCGGCTAAGGTTATCAAGCTCCGGTTTACGTTGAGCCAGATAGAAAGGCTCCGTAAGAAACCTTGGTGGGAGCTAGCAGACGAGCGTATACGCGATTTAATTCCGTTACTGTGTTCAGACAAGGTGGAGGAGCTAATTGCAGCCTGTAACGCTTAATTTAGGCTCTGGTAAGGATTGGCGAGAGGATTGCGTCAATGCCGATATTCAGCAGAGGACTAACCCGGATTGGTGGGGAGATATTTCTAAGGTGCATTTCGGAGCTACGATTGATACCCGATGGGGATCGATGACGATACAGCCTGAGATGTTCGAGAAGATCATAGCCAACGATGTTTTAGAGCATATCCCTGACTTAGTTTCTGCGATGAAAAACTGCTATGACTTACTGAAGTCTGGTGGTGAGTTTCATATTAGCGTACCTTATGACCTGAGTTTAGGGGCATGGCAAGACCCGACTCATGTACGAGCGTTTAACGAGAATAGCTGGTTGTACTACACAGATTGGGCTTGGTATCTAGGTTGGGAAAAAGGATTTAAGCTCAAGGAATTGGCGTTTGACCTGTCAGAACTAGGTCAGAAGTTAATAACTAGGCAACCAGACGATGAAGTAATTAGGACTCCGAGGGCTGTAGATAGCATGAGAGTCGTTTTATGCAAGCCATAGTCATTTGTCACGTAAGCAATCCGGGTATCTCGGTATTGCTGGAGAGCATCAAGGTATATGCACCTACCATCCCGGTTTACATTTATAGTGTTGACGTTGCCAGAGGAGAGAGATTCAAACGAATCCTTCCCAATGTTATCGTCAGACCCAATACTGGTAGAAATTTTGGAGACTCATATAATGAGGCCATCAGCGACGTTTTTGGAAGGATCGCAGTCGATTCATTGATCGTGGCTAACGATGATGTTGTTCTGAATCCGCAAACTATTGAGTTATTGGGTGAGGATAAGCAGATTCTTGAGGAAAACGGGCAGAAGATAGGTTTCTTAGGTGCAAGAAGCGACTATGTGTTGCCAGACCAGAACATTAGATTCCCTGTGCATGATGATAGGCAGGAAGGTGTTTACTGGGCTAGTGAGGCAAAGATTAAGGAAACTCAGGTAATAGCACCAATATTTGCCACGATAACGAGAGAGGCTTGGGATACGGCAAAGTTTCCTAGCACTAATTGGTATTCAGATAATATAATTTGCCATGACCTGCAAAAAGCGGGATTTAGGCATTTTGTAAGTAGGGCGTATGTTCATCATGCAGGAAGCCAGACAGTAGGGATGGACTACCAGAAATGCCATGAGGAACCGAGAGAGTGGATTAAGGCTCACAGACCGGATATGTATCAACAAATCTATGGTGCATGACACCGAAAGGTAATGCCAAAGTGGAAACAGATTACACCAGTAAAGTAGAGGAAGATGCACGAGTAGCAAACCTAACGAACATGGGCAAGGGCAGACCTAAAGGAGTGCCTAATAAGTCCACAGCGATTGTTAGAGAGGCTATTGCTAATCTACTAGAGCGTAATGCGCCTAACATGGACAAGTGGCTAAACGAGGTCGCAGCAGAAGACCCGTACAAGGCACTAGACCTAATGAACAAGCTGTCTGAGTACCATATACCTAAGCTAGCTAGGACAGAAGTAACGGGTAAGGATGGGGAAGCTCAAGAGATGGTTATCAAGTGGGGTGGAAAGAAATGAGTTACAAGCCGACTAACTGTCCTATGTGCAGCGCATTTCTGGTCAATAGCAAGTGTCTGAACTGCGGGTATCGTGGCTGAGATCGTCATTGACTACGAGCCTAGAGCGCAGCAGCTAGAGATACATGATGCCATTGAGCAGCATCGTTTTACTGTGGTGGTAGCGCATAGGAGACTTGGTAAAACAGTCTCAGCGATTAACCATCTCATCAAAGCCGCTATCGAGTGCGACAAGCCAGACCCAAGGTTCGCGTACCTCTGTCCGACGTATGGACAGGCTAAGAGGGTGGCGTGGGATTATTTACAAAAATACACTAGACCGTTGGGAGCTACCTACAATGTATCTGAGCTACGGGCTGATTTTTATGGGCGTAGGATTAGTCTTTACGGGTCTGACAATCCTGATAGCCTTCGTGGTCAGTACTATGACGGCGTGGTTATCGACGAGGTTGGCGATCAGAATCCACGTGTTTGGAACGAAATTGTCCGACCTGCTCTTGCCGACCGTCTTGGGTGGGCTTGCTTCATTGGCACTCCTCGCGGTGCTAACCATTTCGCCACTTTAGCCGACAGAGCCAAGGCTGAGCCGGGATGGAAATATCTAGAGTTCAAGGCTAGTCAGACAGGAGTTCTACCCGACTCAGAACTCAAAGCTGCCTATCGAGAGATGGGTGAGGACAGATATAACCAAGAGTTCGAGTGTTCCTTTAACGCAGCGGTTGAGGGGTCTTACTATGGCAAGCTCATTAACGATCTTGAGAGCAATGGTCGTATTAGCGACTTTCCTAACGATAGTCTGTGCCGTAGCTACGCTGCTTGGGATTTGGGTATGGGTGATTCGACTGCGATATGGGTTGCTCAACTGGCAGGGAAAGAAGTCCGACTTATTGACTGCATCGAGAATCATGGCGTAGGTCTGGACTGGTATGTGGGCTGGCTGAGGGATAACGGCTATGAGAAATATGAGCAAATCCTGCCCCATGACGTACAGGTTAGAGAACTCGGAACAGGCAAGAGTCGTAAGGAAGTGCTGGAGGAAGCTGGACTTAACATCAGGGTTGCTCCGAGACTTAGCGTTGCCGACGGGATTCAGGCTGTGCGACGTATGTTGCCGAGATGCTGGTTCAACCCAAAGGTCAAGAACGGACTAGATGCGCTACGGAACTATCGTCGAGAGCATGACGAGCGTAGGCAGATATTCTATGAGAAGCCTTTGCATGACTGGTCTAGCCACTACTCGGATGCTTTCCGTTACCTAGCGATAGGTCTTGACGAGACTGATTCCTCATGGCAGTCAGCATTGCCAATTTCGACGAAATGGATTGTATAATTAGCAAAATCTTAGGGGTTTGCTATGAAGATGGATCAAGGTGAAATCAAAAGTATCCTAGATAACGAGATTGATAACTCGATTGGATACATCGACACCGAAACGACCGACCAGAGGGCTAAGGCTCTTGAATACTATCTTCGTTATCCGTATGGCAACGAGGTAGAAGGCAGAAGCCAGATCGTAACTGGCGAGGTAGCAGAGGCTATTGATGGTGCTTTGCCTCAACTTATTCGGGTATTCACCACCACCGAGGATATTGTCAGTTTCGAGCCTCAGACTCCTGATGACGAGCAGTCAGCTAAACAAGCCACAGACTACTGCAATTGGGTCTTTTATCGTGAAAACGATGGGCTAATCATCCTGCATAACTGGTTCAAAGATGCGCTGATGGCAAAGGTTGGCGTAGTCAAAGCCTATTGGGATGCTAAAGAAGATGTCAACAAGGAAAGCTATAAGAATCTGACCGAGGATGAGTTAGCCATGCTGCTATCTGATCCTGCCATTGAGGTGACTAGCCAGAACGTCGAGTTGATCGATGGTGGCATTGATCCTATGGGGATGCCGATTCAGATTCCTTTGTATTCGGTCAAGGTCAAGAAGGTCAAGAAATACGGCTGCGTCAAGATTGAGAACGTACCACCTGAAGAATTCCTGATTAGCAAGTCTGCTAGAACGATTGAAGATAGCCCGTTCGTAGCGCATCGTAAGCTGATGACTCGTAGCGAACTAGCGGCTATGGGCTTTGACAAGGACATTATCGATGGCTTGCCGTCTTACGATGATCTCCAGTACACGACAGAGCGTATTGCCCGATTCAGTCAGGGTGAGCAGCCTGATGAGAACATTAGCCTTGATTACACGATGCAGGTGGTCGAGGTATACGAGTGCTATATCCGCATTGACGTTAACGGTGACGGAATCGCTGAACTGCGGAAGATTACCTATTCTGGCAACGAAATCCTAGATGACGAGGAATGTGACTTAGTTCCGTTCCACAGTCTCTGTCCTATACCAATTCCGCATAAGTTCTTTGGTCAGTCGTTGGCAGACCGGACAATGGACATCCAGCTAATCAAGTCCACCGTGACTCGTCAAATGCTGGATAACCTGTATCTGACGAACAATGCTCGTATTGGCGTGGTTGATGGTCAGGTGAACTTGGATGATGTTCTAAACGCTACTCCGGGTGGTGTTGTCCGCATGAAGGCTCCTAACGCCATTATGCCGATTGAGGTTCCTTCTGTAACGGCTCAGGCTTTCCCGATGCTTGAGTACATGGATAGCGTACAGGCTAAACGTACAGGCGTTAGCGACCAGCAACAAGGTCTTGACCCTGATGTGCTGAATAATGTTTCGGCTACTGCTATTGCCGCAATGATGAAGTCGAACTCTGGCAAGTTGGAGTTGATTGCGCGAATCTTTGCTGAGACAGGCGTTAAGTCGCTATTTAGGGGGATTCTGCACTTGCTAGGCAAGTATCAGGATACGGCAAAGATTGTCCGTATGCGTGGCAAGTTCGTAACGTTTGATCCGAGAACATGGACTAACCAGTACGACGTAGCGATTAACGTGGGTTTGGGTTCAGGTGATCGTGAGCAGAAGCTAGCCATGTTGCAGATGATTCTAGCCAAGCAAGAGCAGATTCTGACTCAGTTTGGCCCATCAAATCCTCTGGTATCTGTGGCTCAGTATCGAGATACGTTGGCACGACTGATTGAATCGGCAGGTTTCAAGGATGCTAACGCTTTCGTTAATGAGATTCCTCCTGAGTTAAATGCTCAGTTATCTCAGCCACAGCCTCCAGCACCAGATCAGCAAGCAGAGGCTACTAAGATATTTGCTGAGGTAGAGCGAGAAAAGACCCAAGCTAAGAGCGAGATTGAGGCTGCTAAGTTGCAGCTAGAGCGTCAGTCGTTAGAGGCTGAGTACACTCGCAAGGGTCTTGAGATGGCGATGAAAACACGCCAGCAAGAAGCCGATATGAAGATTAAAGAGGCTGAGTTAGCGGTTAAGCAATTGCAAGCCATCCTAGCGATGGACTTGGCTGATGAGAGTACTCGGCAGAAACAGGCTGATATTGTCCTGAAGGCAATCAAAGAGCTAGGAAATCTGACCGCATGAACGGATTGCTTAACGACATCATTCAGCAAGGTATAGCCTCGTATGGGGCTAGATATGCTGAAAGTCCGTCTGAGCCATTGTCTATGAAGGGTAAAGGCTATTTTGGTCTGTTGCCTAGCTCTGAAGGGTTCTCGACTGAAATATCTGCTACTAACGATCAAGGTTTGAGTTATCCGTTGCTGGTTCCGACACTAACGCAGCAGGAAGTTAATCTTCTGCTACAAGGTGGTCAGCCTACTAACGAGATTTACGATAAGGCAGAGATGTTTGCTCGGTCTAGGCAAGCAAGCGGTCAGAGTCCATTTGCGTCATCGACTGAACTACGGATGCCTGTGGGATTATTGGAGAGCAGATGAGCAAAGTTATCTGGGCTGAGAATCTACTGAAGGATGAATTCTTTCAGGAAATGATGAATGAGCTAAGGACTGCTGAACTTAATAAGTTCGCAACTAGCGATTACTCTGATCTTCAGTCCAGAGAGACTGCTTATATGCGGTTAAGGACATTAGAATTAGTTGAAACTTACTTGGAAGGGCTTTCAGCAAACAGGCTCATCGAGGAGAAAAGATTAAAGATTTTGTAACCCGTTTCGGGCGGTTCCCGATATAATTTAGGAAAGAAAAAATGAGCGATACTCAAGGAACGACACCGGATTCCGGTAGTCCAGAGTTAACTGTAGGTAGTGCAGCCGACGCTATTATGGGTCTTATGGGTGGACAAGAAGGCTCCGAACAGGAACAACCTGAACTCCAAGCCGAAGCCAATGATAGCGAAGCCGAATCCGAGGAGTACTCGGAGGTAGAACAAGAAGATGAGCAGGACGAGCAAGAGGAGCCTCAGACGTTCCGGGTGAAAGCAGCCGGTGAAGAACGTGAGGTAACCCTTGATGAGCTTATCAAGTCTTATCAACTTGGCACAGACTATACAAAGAAATCGCAAGCCGTAGCAGAAGAACGCAAAGCCGTAGAAGCAGAGAGGCAGCGTGTCGAGGAAGCTAGGTATATGCGTGACCAATACGCAGAACGGTTGCAGATCATTGAGCAAATGCTTAACCAGCAGCCGGAAACTGAGAATCTGGATTACCTAAAGGAAAACGACCCAATCGGTTATGCCGTTAAGGTCGCTGAGATGTCACAGCGGGAAAAGCAGTTAGCTCAAGTTCAAATGGAACGACAGCGAATTGCACAGCAGCAACAACAGGAGCAGCAAGAGCATCTTGGTCATGTAATACAGGCTGAAGCTCGTAAGCTGGCAGAGGCAATACCTGAATATGCTGATCCGCAAAAGGGTGATGTAGCTCGGCGAGAACTGAGGGAGTTTGGTCTAAGGTTAGGGTTTTCAGAACAAGAGTTATCGGGAGTTTATGACTCTCGGCAGGTTCTAACGCTATGGAAGGCGATGCAATACGACAAGTTGCAATCGTCTAAACCGGGGATTACCAAGCGGGTAAACGAGGCTCCAAAGGTTGTTAAGTCTGGAGTTTCTCAGCCTCGCGAGGGTAGCGATGAACTGAGGAAAGCAAAAGCGCGAGCAAAGCAGACCGGAAGGGTTGCTGATGCCGCAAAAGCATTTGAACGATTCTTATAGGAAATTATCATGCCTACATTTACAGCACACAGCGCGATTGGTCAGCGCGAAGATTTGACCGACATCATCTATGACATCTCGCCTACTGAGACTCCTTTCATGAGTTCGATTGGCAAGACCAAAGCTACAGCCGTTTATCATGAGTGGCAGACTGACAGCCTAGCTGCTGCTACGACTGCTAACGCAGCGATTGAAGGTGCAGACGCTACTTCGGCTACTCTGTCTCCTACCGTTCGTCTTGGTAACTACACTCAGATTATCCAAAAGACCGTTCAGGTTTCGGGTACTCTGGACACAGTTAACAAGGCAGGTCGTAAGTCGGAAAAGGCTTATCAGTTGGCTAAAGCATCAGCTGAACTGAAGCGCGATCTGGAAACTATCCTGTGCGCTAACCAAGGTCGTTCGGCTGGTACATCGACGATTGCTCGTAAGCTCGGTTCAATCTTGTCGTGGATCAAGACTAACTCGGACGTAGGTTCGGGTGGTGCTGATCCTGCAACTATCGGTGTATCGACTCGTACTGATGGAACACAGCGTACTTTCACCGAGACTCTGCTGAAAACTGTGGTGTCTGAGGTGTTCGTATCTGGTGGCTCACCTAAGATTCTGATGGTTGGTGCTGCTGGTAAGCAGAAGGTTAGCTCGTTTGCTGGTATCGCTGCACAGCGTTACATGGCTCCGGGTAACACTCCGACCACCATTATCGGTGCTGCTGACGTTTATATGTCTGACTTTGGCACGATGTCGGTTGTTCCTAACCGCTTCATGCGTACCCGTGATGCTCTGGTACTCGATCCAGAATACGCAGCACTAGCGTATCTGCGTCCGTTCCAGACTAACGATCTGGCTAAGACTGGTGACTCTGAGAATACTCAGTTGCTGGCTGAAGTCACTCTGGAAGTTAAGAACGAAGCTGCTCATGGGATCATTGCCGATCTCGATATGAGCCTGTAATTAGTAGCAAATCCTCCTAGCCTACGGGCTAGGGGGAACTACGAAAGGATTTATGAGTACTCCGATACGGACTCAAACAGCATACGAGGATGGTGACGGTGGTATCGTCATCGAGACTAAACAGGACGTTACCGAGATCATTGAGGCTAACAAGGCTCAGTTAGATTTCGATAAAGAGCGAAAAGGGCATCTTAACGATCTGCACCATGTAGCCAGAATTCCTTTTACGGTTATAGATGTACTGAACCAGATGGGGATTATGAAGGGCTTTAACGTGGTGGATGACGTTGGGTTTGCTAAGTGGCTCAATGACCCTGATAATGCTGTCTGGAAAACGTATCGAGGAACCATATGAGAGTTGGTGTTTGCGTACCATGTAGGGATGAGGTTCACACAGGTTTTGCTTTTGATTTTGCTCGGATGGCTGCTCATGATGCGTCAGTCCGGTGTAAAAATAGCAAAAATGGGTTAAGCCTATATACGATGCCGGGAACGCTGATATTTGACCAGCGTGAGAAGTTGGCAGAGGTGGCGTTAAAAGAGGGTTGCGACGCTGTGTTGTTTATTGACAGCGATATGCGGTTCCCTCACGATTTGATTACTATTTTGCTAAGTAGAGAAGTGCCGATAGTTGGAGTTAATGCAACGACTAGACGTAAACCGGTAACTCCTACTGCAAAGACTCTTGAGATTTTGCGTGATGGTGATGTGATTACGCATAAGTGGGGGAATATAGACTCAAGAGGAAAGCAAGGGATAGAACAGGTTGCGGCTGTAGGTTTTGGTGCGGTTCTTATCCGGAAAGAAGTATTTGAAGGAATAAAGCGGCCTTGGTTTGATGCTGGATGGGGGCCAAATGGTGTATGTGGGGAAGATGTTTATTTCTGCATAAAAGCTGGTGATGCAGGTTTTGAAACGTATGTTGACCATGATTTGTCGATGCACATAAGACACATAGGCACATACGAATATGGCTGGAAAGATTTTGAGCAGCTAGAGGAATAAAATGGCATTTACGAGCTATAGCGACCTAAAAACTACGATTGCTGGCTATCTAGCTCGTAGCGATCTGGATTCTGTGATTCCAGATTTTATTCGTCTTGCTGAGGAACGTCTTTCAAGAGAGCTAAGAATCCGGCAAATGTTGATTGTTGCAACTACAACAACAACAGGAGGCGATTCTAAGGTTGGGCTTCCATCGAGCTTTCTTGAGATGCGAGATATTCACTTGAATACTACGCCTATCTCAACGCTCAGATACAAGGCTCCTAATTCCTTTTACGAAACAGCAAGGGTTACGGACTCTGGTAAGCCAGTAGATTACACAATCTTAAGTTCTGAAATCCAACTAGCTCCTACTCCAGATACGGCTTATACAGTTCAGATGCTGTATTACTCAAAGCCTACGTTATTAAGTGACAATAATTCCAGTAATGTCTTTTTGGCTAATTGCCCCGATGCACTACTTTATGGTGCTTTGGCTGAGGCAGAGCCATACTTAATGAACGATGAAAGGTTGCAGATTTGGGGTTCTATGTATGATCGAGCAGTAAATTCCATTTCTGTTGCAGATCAGGCAAGCGAGTATTCTGGTCAGCCGATGTCAATGTCTTACAACGTGAGGTAAATCATGGCAGAAATGTCTAATTATCTGGAGGATGCGCTAATTAACGCTACTCTACGAAATACGTCTTATACAAGCCCTACGACGGTTTATGTGGCTTTGTTTACTACTGATCCTACTGATGCTGGTACTGGCACAGAGGTTTCTGGTGGTTCTTATGCGCGTGTTTCGGTGTCATTTGGTGCGCCTAGCAATGGCGTAACGACGAATAGTGGTGCGGTTACATTCCCTACAGCTACAGGTTCATGGGGAACTATTACGCATATTGGGTTGATGGATGCTTTAACTACCGGCAATCTGCTGTATCACACAGCGTTAGATGCTTCTAAAGCAGTTGCTAGTGGTGATATTTTCACTATTGGTACTGGAAATCTTAGCGTTACATTGGCCTAAATTATGCCGTTCGTACTTGCTGATAGGGTTAAAGAGACAACTACCACTACTGGTACTGGCACAGTTACGCTTGCTGGTGCTGTTACTGGTTTTCAATCTTTTTCTGTCATAGGCAATAACAATGTCACTTACTACACCATTACTGACGGAACTAATTGGGAAGTTGGTATTGGTACTTATACGGCAAGTGGAACAACTCTTTCCAGAACAACGATTCTTTCATCTAGCAATTCTGGATCAGCCGTTAATTTCCCTGCTGGAACAAAAGATGTCTTTGTAACTTCCCCAGCGTCTAAGGGCTTGTACGCAGACAATAGTGGATTTGTTGGCATTGGAACTATAGTACCAGCTAAAGAACTGCATATTTCGTCGGTAGATGCTAACGGAACAACATTAAGATTTGAAAATACTGATACGACAGTTGTACTCAATGATTCTCTAGGGAATATTGAGTTTTTCAGCAATGACGCATCAACAAATGCAAATGGTGTAAGAGCAAAGATAGCTGCTATTGCTACTGGCGCTACTGGTGGTACAGCACTAAGAATGTATGCGACTGCTGCTGCTTCTACTACGTTGGTAAATGCTGCTAGCGTTACCAATACAGGGCTTTCTACTACGATTCTCACAACTACCACCGGGATTAATAATAAGACTATTGATTACGGCACAGTAGTAATGACTAATGCTGATACGCAGACAGATGTTGATTTAACGGCAAGATTTACCGCTGCTCAAAACTACAACTATTACATGAGAGTTGAGGCCAATGGTCTTTATGACAATGGCTCAGGAACCTATGCCAGACTGTTTAAGTATTGGCAACAGAATATTAACTATAGCGGTACAGCATTTGTAATTGCTGGTGCTAACCTAATTGGAACGGTATACAACTCTGACGCGACTAATTTCCCTGCTGGTGCTGTTAATGCGAGTAAGGTTCTGACGGTAGTTAGTGCTACGACAGTTGTTTTGCGGTTGCAGAATCGAACTACTCCTGCTGCTGGCTCAACAACTTACTACACTTATGTAGTGGAAGTATTGCCGAACTAAGGTGGCCTATGTATTTTGATGAGCATAATGGGTACAGCATACGCTTAATAGATCAGCGTCCTAAAAATAGCGTTATCCAGATCAATATTTACAACTCAGCTATCGAGGGTAATAGCTTCGCATCTCTGGTTCAGCTAGATGATACGTTTACCATGAGCTTAGATCAGTTCTTTGTATCTCTCAAGGATGATGGCACTCTTGATTCTTTGATTGCAAAAGCGCAACAGATTTTCGATTCTTATACGGAACAAATATAAATGTTTGGTTATCAGCCACTTGCTAGCGCTGCAATATCTGAACAGCGCGGGAATTCTGTCTATGCAAGTGCGTCTGTAACCGCTTCTGCTTCTGCTAGTTGCGCTGCTGGCTTAATTTCAAGTAACGCAGCAAGCATATCCGCATCTGCTTCTGTATCAGCTGCCGCTAGTCTAACGGCTAGTGGTATTGCATCAATATCCGCACAGGCAACGGTAACAGGACAAGCCTTTGTAACGCTAGGGGCTGCTTGTTCAATAACTTGTGATGCGTCTGTTCAGTCATCTCAGACTGTTTATCGAGGTGGTTCAGGATCAATTACAGGATCAGCAAATTTAACTGCTATTGGCTCGTTGCTGATTGAAGGCGTAGCTAGTGTATCTGCCTCTGCATCTGTAACGGCATCTGCTAACTTCATTAGAAGTGCTGTAGCTAGTGTTTCCTGTGAGGCATCTGTTAGTTGCAATGCCTCATTCCAATACAATGCTTCTGCTAGTGTTGTAACTGAAACAAGTTTATATGTTGTTGGAAACATTACGGCTAATGCTAGAGCTAGTGTTTTTGCAAATAGCCTTCTTGCTGTTTCTGGCTATATCATTGGTGAGGAATGGTCTGCTGTTAGCGGAGAAGTAAATAACTGGTCTAATGTTAGTGCAAACAGTAATAGTTGGAGTGTTGTTGTTGCAGATCAAGCAAGCTGGAGCGATTCATCTGCTTCTACAAGTCAATGGAATGAAAGCGTCACAGAAGGTACTGTATGGCTACGTCAAGGATAAAGTTTTCGGAATGGTTGCCAGATCAGCCGGGGGTAACTGGTAATTTGTTACAGGCTGAGAATTGCATACCTGCTCAGAATGGCTATGAGCCTGTTCTTTCAGAAGTTGTATTTGGGAATGGGGCTTCTGAGAATCTATTGAATACGTTTTCCGGCAAATTTGCTGGAGCATCTACGCTATTTGCTGTTAGCAATTCGAAAATATTTAAATATAACGGTACTACGCTAAATCTTGATGCGATTAATACCACAGGATTAACGTCTACTGAATCGTGGGATGTTACTCAGTTTGGCAATAAGCTAATTTTAGCTAATGGTAAGGAAAAGTTGCTGTCTTATACGCTAAATGTCAGTAGTTCATTTGCTGAATTATCGGCTAATGCGCCTATAGCAAAGTATGTAACGGTTGTCAGGGATTTTGTTGTCGCTGGCAATGCTGCGAGCTATGAAAACAAGCTGTATTGGTCTGACATCAATGACGAGACTGATTGGGTTCCGGGGGCTGCATCTCAGTCTGATACTCAAGTTTTGCCCGATGGCGGCAATATTGTCGGTTTGACTGGTGGTGAGTTTGGTTTAGTGCTTATGGACAATGCGATTTATCGCATGAGTTACATAGGAAGTCCGTTATTTTTCCAATTTGATGCTATTTCTAGGTCGCTTGGGTGTTTTGCTGCTGGTAGCGTAGCGCAATACCAAAATGTTACCTATTTCCTTGCAAGTGATGGCTTTTATGCCTGTAATGGTCAGGAAATTAGGCCGATTAGTAGCCAGAAAATTGATAAATGGCTATTTGAAAACATGAACGTCAACAGAATTGACAAAATGTCATCAACTGTTGATCCAATCCGTCGGTTAATTTTGTGGTGCTTTGTTGCTCAGTCTGGTGAAAACATCTTATTGGTCTACAGCATTGACTTGAATAGGTGGTCTTATGCGATTACTACGGCTACAACTATATCTGTAACGATTACACCGTCTGTAACGCTTGAATCGCTTGATAATTACAGCATAAGCATTGATGCGCTTGGTGTTTCTCTTGATGATCGTCAATGGGCTGGAGGAAACTCGATCTTTTCAGGTATTTCCGGCTCGGATATTGTCACTTTTAACGGCTCTAGGAAAACTTGCTCATTAGTAACTGGCGATATTGACGTTGGCAGGGCTGTTTTGAGATTGGCTAGGCCAGTAGTTGATGTTGGTAGCGGCTCCGTATCTGTTGCTGTTAGAAACTTGCTAAGTGACGATATTACGTTTTCTGATCCTGTATCGGCTGATTCAGAAGGTAGATGTTCTGTTAGATATGCAGGAAGGTATATCAGATTAGAAACAATACCATCTGGTAATTGGAAAACTGCTTTAGGCGTTGATGTTGACGTTATTGGTCAGGGTAAACGATGACTCAGTTTCGTACTTTGCCGCCATTTGGAGGGGATCAGAGAGCCGTTGCTGAAGTTGTTCGTGGTGTTATGGATGGGAAAACGAACAATACTGGAACTCTTACCCTAGCGACTGGTAATGCCACCACAACGACCCTTTACGACGAGCGTATAGGCTATGACAGCCTTATTTTCTTTACGCCTATGTCTGATAATGCTGAATCTGATTCAATGCCTTATGGAGCGTTTCAGAGCCTTGCAGACCAAGCTATTACGGCTAACACAGCCACAGCGATGACGTTAGATACGACGGATTATTCTAATGGCGTTTACATTAGCAACAATTCAAGGATTAACGTCAGGAACTATGGTGTTTATAATCTGCAATGGTCTGGTCAATTCCAGAATACAGATAGTCAATTGCACGATGTTAGCGTTTGGATAAGGAAAAACGGTTCTGACGTTACTGGATCGACAGGGTTTATTTCTGTGCCTAATAGTCATGGCGGTGTTAACGGTCATGCTATTGTCGGCTGGAACTATTTCCTAGAGTTGCAAAAAGATGATTATATTGAGCTTTATTGGTCTGCTACTAATGCGGCTATCAGTTTGGAGTTTTACCCAACGCAGACTAGCCCGACTAGACCGAGTACAGCATCACTTATAACAACAATGAACTATGTTTCTACATCTGCAACAACTAACTTGTATGTGTCAAATAGGCAACAAGGTTCGGCTACTGTGAACCATTGGGCAAATAACACAGCAGACAAAACTTACGGATACATCATAGTCGGATGACTGAATTCAACTTTATACCGCAACAGGAGCTTAGAAATTGGTGGCCTACGATCAAACCGGGGTTAGAAGAAATTAAGGCAAAAAGTCCTGAGCCTTGGATAGTTGAGGATGTGTACGTTGATCTGTTTAATCAGAAATCGATGTTATGGGTAGCGTTAGAAAATAAGCATTTTGTAGGTTTTTTTGTATTACAGCCACTAGGCCATGAATTGCATATTTGGGCTGCGTGGGCATTAGAAAACGATTATCAAAGGGTTGAAAAAGGTTTACAATTCATTAAGAATATGGCACAGAATTCTGATGTCAAATACTTAACCTTTTCCAGTCATCGTCAGGGTTGGCAACGTAGGGCGAGTCATTACGGATTCCGTCCTAGAAAATGGATTTGCGAGGTGTGATATGGGTGGCGGTGGACAATCAAGCGAAACAAAGATAGGCGAGGAATTTAAGCCCTTTATTACTTTTGCCCTAGAGGAAGCCAAGAAACGCTATCAGGGTATGCCAGAGGCTCCTGATACTTTAGCGGTCGGGCCATCTTCTGCTACTCAGAGAGCAATGGCTTTAGCGGAACAAAGAGCTTTAACTGGCTCTCCGCTGACAAGGCAAGCCCAGTCTGTTATTGGGAACATTATGGGATCATCAAGCCCATATCAGTCAATGGCTGCTCGATATATCGGCGCAGAAAGTCCGTATGAGGCACAGGTTGCTTCAATGGCTCAACAGGCTTATACCGACCCATCTTCTCCATTTTATGCTGCTTTGCGTGGTGGTCAGTTCCAGAATGAGGCGTTAGGTGGCGTTAGAGGAACCGCAAGCGGTGCTTATCTAGGCGCTAATCCGTACATTGAAGGTGCTTTATCTCAGGCTAATCGTCTTTCAACTGAGGCGTTACAAGAGGGCTTGAGAGGGATTCAGAGCCAAGCTGCTGCTGCTGGTCGTTATGGGTCTGGTGCTGAGTCTCAAGCTGTTGGTAAGGCTACTGATGCTGCTGCTAGGGCTATCCAAGAAGCTAATCAGCAAGCCTATCTCCAGAACTACATGACCGAACGTGGCTTGCAAGAACAAGCTATCGCTCGACTAGGTGGCCTATCTCAGCAGGACATCATGAATCGTATGGCTGGCGCACAGCAGCTAACTCAATCTGGACAGCAGGGTTTTGCTAACAGAATGGCGGCGCTTCAGGCTGCTCAGGGTATTCGTGGCGAGGATATTTCTACTCAAATGGCTGGATTGAAACTAGCTGAGGGCATTAGACAAGCAGACATAACGAATCAAATGGCTGCTGCTCAATATGCTCCACAGTTGGCTGCTCAGGACTACGCTGATATTCAGCGATTGTTACAGGTTGGTCAAGGTCGTGAGGCTTACGATCTACAAGCTATTCAGGGTCGTTTAGCTGCACAAGATTTGCCGCTTGATCGTCTACAACGTGCTGCAAATATCTTTTACGGCGCACCTCTGGAAACGACTACTCAATCTGGCGGGGGTAAATAATGAGTGGTATGGAACCTATGCTGATCGGAGCAATGTTAGGTGGCGGTGTATCTGCTGCTAGAGGCGGGAATCCACTTAAAGGTGCGTTGCTAGGTGGTATTGGTGGCGGTGTATTTGGTGCGGCTAGTGGTGCTGCTGGTTCTGCTGCTGGTGCTGCTCAGACTGCTGGTATAGCGGCTAATCCTGCGCTATCGATGGGTGCTATGAATACGGCTGCGGGTTCTGCGATGGCGAATCCGGGTCTATTAGCAACTTTGAAAGAAGTGCCTTCAGCGTTAAATACTTTTGCTAAAGAAAACCCATTTACGATGAACGTTGGTTCTAATTTGGCTCAACAAGAGATGAATCGTCAGCCTATTGAGGGTATGGGCTTGATGAGAGGTAAGCAGATTCCTATGGAGCAGCAGAGAAGATCAAATTTTGCTGTACCGCAGATTAGCCTTATTTAGGTGGAATTATGGCAATAGAAGATTACATTCCTAATATCTTTGCACCTAGCACTACAGGCTACGAAGGTTTATTAGGGCCGGAACAATCTGCGGCACTTCAGAAACGGTCTAACCTAGCTGGATTGCTAGGCTTTGGCGCTGCATTGGCTCAGGGCATGGGTGCTGGTGGTTCTCGGCGTTCGGCTTTCCAAAACATTGCTAATGCACTTGTTTCTGGTTATGGCGGTGCAAACCAGACATTCCAGCAAAACATACAGAACATATCGCAACAGCAGCAAATGGCGTTAATGCAGCGTCAAATGGCTGGTGTTCAGGCTATGAAGCAAAAATATCCTGATCTGGCTGACGAGTTTGATACTAATCCTGCTGGTGCTTTTCGTATCGTTGCAGAGCGTGAACAGGCTAAAGTTAAGCCTATTACCGTTAGTGAAGGTCAAAGTGTTATTAGTCCTAGCGGTCAGGTTTTATTCTCTGCTCCCGGTTCTAAAAAGAAAAATACTGCTGTTGTTGGTAATGTTCTTGTTGATCTTGAAACTGGTCAGCCTATCTATACTGGTCAAGCAGAACCACCCAAGCCCGTAGTCGTTGGCGGTAATCTTGTTGATCCTACGACTGGCAATGTTGTATTTGCTGCTCCAAAAGAGCAAAAAGCTCCAGATATTAAAGAGTTTGCTGATGGCACTACTCGTCAATATGACCCGAATACACAGTCTTGGAAAATTCTTGCTCGTAAGCCAGCAGGTGAAGGCAAGACGATGTATGAGAACAAGCCGACTGTAGATGCTCAAGGTCGGTTAGTGTTCTTGCCTACTCGTCCAGGATTGCCTGTAGTTGATGCTCAAACTGGTAAGCCTATTGGTGATTTTGCGCCTAAAGTTGACGTTAAGCCGCTTCCTCCTCAACTACAAAAAGCTGAAGAAGAAGATTTCGACTTAGGTCAGTCAGCAGTTAACCTTTCCAAAGATGCAAACCGTTATGTAACAAGCATCGTTAGTGGAACAATTCCGTTTGGAGTTAAGGAAAAGGTAAGAATTGCCGCTGCTAATGTGGTTGGCTCTACTGCGCCTGATGTTGTTGCTCGTAATGACTTTGAGCGTTGGAAAACTGAATACGTTAACGAGTCTTTGCGTCAAAATAAGGGTACTCAGACAGAAGGTGATGCAGTTCGAGCCGCTAAAGAGTTGCAGAGTGCAGAATCTAAGGAAGATGCAGCCAGAGCAATTATCCGTTTGCGCGACATCAATGCAAGACGAGCAAATGATTATCAAAATGCCATCAATAGACGCAGAACTAATGCTAAAGTTGGTGAGGCTGAAGTTAAGTTAGAGATTCCTAAGTTTGAGCCTTATGTATTTACTGACGCTGACTATAGGGCGGTTCCTGATGGCGCAACTTACATCGATTCCAATGGCACTCGTCGAGTAAAAGGAAAACGGTAATGGCTAATGAATGGGAAAAGGATGCTATAGCAGAGCTTCCTACACAGCCTTCAGTAATGATGCCGAAAACTCCTTATACCGGCTCTGCTGAAGCTGTTAGGTCGGTTGCTCAGGGTGCTACGTTTGGCTTTGCTGACGAGCTAGAGGCTGCTCTTAGAACTGGTCAGATTAGCGGTGAGCAATACCAAGCATTGCGTGACAGGTTACGTCAGCAGCAGACTCAATTCCGTCAGGATTACCCGATTCTAGGTGGTGGTGCTGAGGTTACTGGTGCTTTAGCTGCTCCTTTTGCTGCGTTTAAGTTTCTAGGTAAAGCTGCTCCAGCGGTTCAGGAGGCTATTACTGGTACGACATTGCCACAGCAAGTAGTTCGAGGTGGTGCTACTGGACTGGCTACAGGTGCGTTAACTGGTGCTGGTACTGCTGAAACTGACGTTACTGGTGGTGCTACGACTTCTGGTGCTATTGGCGGTACTTTAGGAGCTTCAGTTCCTCTGGCATTGCGTGGTGCTGGCAGCATGATTAAGAATGTCCTAGTTGCATCAGGGATAGGAGATCAGCCTACAGCAGCCTCGAAACTCATTGCTGATGCCCTAAAGAAAGACAATCTAACCATTGATGAGGCTCAGAATGTTCTATCAGAGCTAGAACGTCTGAATGTTCCTCGTCCTGTATTGGCTGATGTTAGCAAGAGCTTACAAGACTTAGCATACTCGGCTTATGTTGTGCCTTCTAGCCGTAAGGATGCGACTTTACGTTTCCTAGAATCTAGAATGATTGACCAGCCGAACGATATTGTTAAGGGTTTGGTAACTCGCGCTGGATTGGGTAAGAACGTCAATGGTTACGAGTATCTTGATTTTCTGGCGCAAAACCAGAAAGCTGCTGCTAATGCCAAATATCCAGACGCTTATAGCAAAAACGTCTATGCCAAAGATTTCAGACAGTTTATGGATCGTCCGATATTTAATGAGGCATATCGTGAAGCTCAAAAACGAGCAGCAGTTTATGGTGAGGATTTGCCTAGCCTAGATATTTTCCTGAGCGATAGAAAAGTACCTACTGATGTAATGCATAAAATCAAGATTGGTCTTGACCGTATTGTAGAAAGAGAAACAGATACGCTTACGAATAAAGTGACTGGTTTTGGTCGTGATGTCATTATCGTAAGAAAGCAGTTTAATGATTTGCTAGAGGCTAAAAATCCTATTTATGCCAAAGCAAACAAGGAATTTGCTGATAACGAAAAACTTAGAAAATCATTTGAAACTGGTCAGGATTACCAGAAACTTGATTACAAAGAGGCGTTAGACAAGCTAAAAGGCATGAATGACGCTGAAAAAGAGGCTTTCCGGCTTGGCATGATGGCTGACGTAAATAGCCGTTTGGAGAACTTCAAAGGCGGTGACTTTACTCGCCAAATCTTCAAGAGTGACAAGCAGAAATCCTTGATGCGTTATGCCTTTACTGACAAAGATCAATATAACCAGTTCGTTCAATATGTAGATGCCTTAGAGCGTCAATCTAAGACTTCTAAGGGCATTATCGGCGGTTCTCAGACTGGTGAGCGTTTGGCTACTAGCGAGGGTACTGGTAAGGCTGCTGGATTGGCTCAGAGTTACGCTACAGGTGGTTTGGCTGGTACTGCAATGGAGCTATTGCGTCAGGGTGCAGCTAGAACTAAGGGTATTAGCGGAGAGACTTCTGCTGAACTCCAGAAACGCTTATTTGCATCTGACCCTATTGAACAACGAGCAATTTTGCAGGAACTCCGTCTTAGGACTCAGAAGCGTCCTGTTGGTGCTGTTCCCGGTGCTGCTGCTATTGGAACATTAACAGGACTGCTATAAAGGTGAATCATGCCAAAGACAAAGATTAGCGAATACAACTCGAATCAAGCACTAAACACAGACATCAATAGCATTAACATTGATGAAGGCTGTGCGCCTAGTGGGATTAATGATGCTATTCGTACCTTGATGGCGCAGTTGAAGAATCTTCAGGATGGTTCGTCAGGGGATAGTTTTACTCTTACAGGAACATTCTTTCCTAGCAAGATTTATCTAGGTGCAACGACTGCCTATGCGCTAAATGGCGATAGCACTACTAATGTGATTCTTCAGTCTGCAAATGTTGCAGGTGCTAGTGCTACTGAAATCGTATGGGAAGCTAGTGCAAACGGTGCTGATATTCGCATGATGAAATCCAGAGGGGCTTCTATCGGCACAAATACGATTGTTCAATCTGGTGATGTTTTAGGCCAACTAAGATTTGCTGGTGCTGACGGAAACGTATTTAATGAAGCTGCAAAAGTTGCCACTAAAGTAGATGGTACGCCTAGTACTGTTGCAATGCCGGGGCGTGTTGAAATCTATACTACTGGATCGGCTGCTACGACTCCTACTCTTAGAGTTACTGTTGATTCTAAGGGCAACATGGTCATGAATAGTGGCGCGATTATCGAGAAGAAAGCAGATATTTCAGCATCTGAAATTGACTTATCTAAGGGTAATTTCTTTTCCAAGACTATTAGTGGTGCTACGACGTTCACAATTACTAATGTTCCAGTTAGCGGAAACGTGGCTAGTTTTATCTTAGATTTGACTAATGGCGGTTCAGCTACTATTACATGGTGGGCAACGATTAAATGGCCTAGTGGTGTCCAGCCATCATTTACTGCTGCTGGTAGAGATACATTGGCGTTCTTTACTTACGATGGTGGTACTACTTGGAACGGCTTTGCTATCGGACTGGATATTAAGTAATGGCTATTCATGACTTCATTATGGCTGCTGCTGCTGGCGCATTTGCGTTCGATGGCAATGTGTCAAACGTAGAGTACAACCCACCTGCTAATTCATTGTGGGATATTGGTACGACTACTGAAAATGGAAGTCAGGACTTTACTTCATACTCAGGAATTTCATACATTGCATTTTCTGACATTGGCGATAAGTTATTTATTTGCAATGTTTCTGATACAAAAATCTATGAGATTTCGTTAGCTAAAGAATGGGTTATTGAATCTGGTAGGAGTGTAACGGCTAGTCTGTCTATAAGCTCTCAAACAGGCTCTAATCCTAGAGGCATATTCTTTAAGCCAGATGGCACAAAGTTGTATGTAACTAGTAACACTAATGATCGTGTTTATCAGTATTCATTATCGTCAAGTTACGATTTGTCTACTGCCACCTACGATAGCAAAAGCGTATTAGTTTCTGCTAAAGAAACAGATATTAAGTCTGTTTTCTTTAAGACTAATGGCACAGAGATGTACATAGTTGGTAATTCATCTGATTCTGTTCACCAATATACATTGTCTACAGCATGGGATGTAAGCACAGCGACATTTACTAGGAGTTTTTCTGTTTCATCACAGACAACTACGCCTAGTGCATTGTTCTTTAGGAATAACGGAACAACAATGTATGTTGGTGGTCAATATTATGTCAACCAGTACACATTAAGCACACCTTGGGATATTTCTACAGCATCTTTTACCAAAGATAGAGAGCTTGCCGTTGCTTCTCCGGGTAACGATATAAACTCAATTTTTATTTCAGATACTGGAAATTACTTATTTTATTCAAATGAGAATGGGCCATTAGGAACTACAGAGATAAGCAAGTTTACATTTGGATCGTTTAGAGTTGCTGATAAAGATTTGACTCCAACTGGCGTATTCTTTAAGCCGGATGGTATGAAAATGTATTTCTCTGGTTCAACTGGAGATAAGGTATATCAGTATGATTTAAGTACAAAATGGGATTTGTCTACTGCTGTTTTCTATGGTGAATTTTCCGTATCTGGTCAAGACACAGTAGTAAACGATCTGTACTTTAAATATGATGGTCTATCCATGTTTATCATTGGCTCTGCTAATGATAGGGTTGTTGAGTACACATTATCTACTGCTTGGGATGTAACTACAGCTACTTTTACAAGGAACAGGAGTGTTTCTTCTGTTGCTACGTTCCCACAGGCTTTATTCTTTAGGCCGGATGGAACTAGGATGTATGTTTTAGAAGATGCAGATTCTACGTCTGCTGTTCTTCAGTTTATTCTTAGTACCCCTTGGGATATATCTACTGCTACCTATGGTGGGGTTAGCTTTTCTGTTGGTGCTAAGACAGTAAACCCAAGAGGGTTATTCTTTAGTCCTACTGGCAACTTTATGTATGTAGTCGGAAGTCAGCAGATATTCCAGTATTCAATGTCATCAACATGGGATATTTCAACTCTCTCATTTACGAGAAATTTTGACGGTGGTGAATATTTCTGGATTGCTCCAACTGGTTTATTCTTTGACTCTACAGGCAAAAAGTTGTTTTTGATGGATTCTACTAAGAGAGCAGTAGTACCATTAGCTATCAATTAAGGGGTAAGAAATGAGTGGTCAAGAGCAAATGAGGGCAAATCAGTCTTACCAGCCCTTTAACCCATTTCAGCGGTCTGCTACGAGTAGCTTTGGTGCTATGTCTCAAGCTCAAACTCCGGGTTATGTTCCGGGTCAGACTGCTACAACTACGACACCACAGCCAAGCCAACCACAGTCTCCGGGATACGTTGAAAATGCTCCTGCTCCTGTAGTAGAGCCTCCAAAACCTAACCCATTTATCGGTGGTTCTGCTGTATTTAATGAAAATATTAAAAATAGAACCGGAATGAATGCTTTGCCAGCAGCATTTCAGTTTAATGCTCCAGAGAATGTGAGTTTGCGTTCAGGTTTCTATACGGATTTGTCTGGAATCCAGTCTCAATTCTTGCCTCCGGGGGCAAAGGTATTTGCTGATCCTGCAAAGTTGAGAGGTTCGCAGATAGCAAGATATAATCAACAACAATCAATGTTGTCAAGAAATCAAGATTATCAAACCGCAGTCCGTAGCTTCCTAGAACGCGAAGGATTAGCTGGATTATTGGGTGCTTAAATGTCTGAAATTGATCCTAAAGAATTTGGTGCATTACAAGCTGATGTTCGTACCTTAATTAATGAAATCCACCTGCTACGTCAAGAAATGTCGCAGGTTAATGCCGTTATCAACAAAAGCAAAGGTGCTATGTATATGCTGATGTCTGCCTCTGGATTGGTAGGCTCTGCATTTACTATCTTTGCGACTAAGGTATTTGGGTTGTAAGAAATTGACCCTATAACGATTCTTGCTGCTGCTAATGCTGCTGTTGCTGCGGTTAAGAAGGGTTGTGAGCTTTATAAGCAGATTAAAGGTGCAGCAGGGGATGTTAAGGAAGTACTAGACGATCTGAAGTCGCAGTACGAGAAAGCAACAGGTGGTAATCCGACTCCTGCACAAAAGCAACAGTACTACCAAGAGGTTCAACGAGTTCAAGAAGTTGCTAAGTCTGATCCTAATGATGTTTTCACAGACATTGGGAATCAGCTAGGTGCTTTGATGGATTCCTACGATGCAATCAGTAAACTATTCCTAAAAGAACAACTAGACGCTAAACAGGTTTACAAGGGCGAGGAATCAATAGGTAGGAGAGCATTAAAGAGAATACTGATTACGTCGAGACTCGATGCAATGCTAGTAGAGATACGTGAAACCATGACGTATCGTGCGCCACCAGAACTAGGTGCTTTGTGGAGCAAGTTCGAAGAAATGTGGCAGAGGATTGTCGCAGAGCAAGAGGAAGCTCATGCCGAGGAACTTAGGATAGCGCAGATTGCATCATGGCAACGAAGAAAAAGGATAGCGGAAGCCAAGTCAAAAATAGCATGGGTTTCGGCAGTAATTTTCGTAGTAGCTTGGGCGGTGGGAATAATGTGGCTAGTAACGAAAAGCGTGAGTCAGAGGATGTACCTTGGTCTTTGATAACGGTGGTGATGGCAGTCTTGTTAATGTTCTTCATCATCATGCCTGTCCTAGCGTTTATGTACTACGATATGTACTTTGCGACACAGGCTGCGGTTACTGAAGTCAAGAAGATGAAAGAGTTAAGACGAGAAATCCTAGAGGAACGGATGTATGGTCGATAGAAAAGCCTTCAGAGCGTTTATTCCTCACTCTAAGTATTCAGACCATTGGTATGAAGCTCTGTTTAGTTCACAGACAGAGTTAGGTGGTAAGTCACTCTTAGAAGAATACGAGATTACGACTCTACAACGAATAGCTGCTTTCCTAGCCCAATGCCACCATGAATCAGGTGGATTTGTCTGGCTAACGGAAAACCTGAACTATAGTGCTTCAGGACTTCTTAAAGTCTTTCCTAAGTATTTTTCTACAGACTCACAGGCTAAGTCCTACGCTAAACAGCCGGACAAGATAGCTAACTACGTCTATGCGAATCGTATGGGTAACGGTGATGAAGCCTCTGGAGATGGTGCTAGGTATAAGGGCCGAGGATTGATCCAGCTAACAGGCAAGGATAACTATTTTTGGTTTGCTGCTTCCTTAGAGATGACTCCTGAGCAAGCCTCAGAATATACACAGACGTTCGAAGGTGCTGGTCAGTCTGCTTGCTGGTTTTGGGAAACTAATAAGCTCAATCGATTCGCTGATACTAGTGACTTGAGAGGCATGACTAGGGTGATTAACGGTGGTTACAAGGGAATGGAAGATAGAGAGGCTCAGTATGCGCGCGCTTTACGTTTGCTTGGTGCTTAGTCTGTTTGGATGCGATAGGTTCCGTTATCCTTGCCAAGACCCTGATAATTGGGAAACTAAGCAATGCAAAAGACCCTATTGCGCTGTTACCGGAACTTGTCCAGACCAGCTAATGAAACCAGAGGAAGTTAAGGATGAATCCCCTAAAATTAGTCAGCCAGTTCCTTGATCTAAAGCAAGAACAGCACGATGCAGTAATTAAGTTCTGTATCGCGGTTACGTTTTGCTTCACCGTCGTTATGATGGTGGGTATTAGTTTGTATTCATTGGTCTGGACAACCCAACCGATGACTGGCATGGCTCCTGCTGATAAGCAATTTTTTCTCATCTTGAGCGATATGTCGAAGTACATCCTCGGCTCATTGGCAACCCTCCTTGCTGTCAAGGGTAAGGATGCTCTGCCTCAGTTCACTCCACCCGGACTATCGACTAAAGAGGAGCGTTCAGATACGCCTCAACCACCACCACCTAAAGCACCGACTCATGCACCTGTCCGCATGGAACCGACGATACAGCCTATTTCGTCACAACTAGCAGGGTATAACGGCAAAGCTGCTCCTGAACAACCACCACACCCGGAGATTTCATGATTATCTACCTACGCATGGCTGCTACTGTTTTGCTAAGTTCTGTCTTAGTGTTCCAGATTCATGCAGCAGAAACTAAGAAGGTTTGTCACGCTGAGAAGGATCGTAAAGGTAAAGAGGTTCAGGTCTGTCGTGAGGTCAAAGTTCATAAGAAGCTAGACGCGACTAAAGTGCCTCCTAAATGAATCCTTGGTTTATTTCCGGTTCCCTTATTGCCATTATCCTCGCAGCAGCAGGAGGATATTTTCAGGGTTCAGAGCATGGTAAGGCGCAGGTGCAACAGGCATGGGATAAGGAAAAAGCAGCTCAATATGCGGAGTATGCCAAGGGTCAGGAAGCGGCTAGGAAGAAGGAGCAGGAGCTACAGGCAAACGCAGACCAGCTAAGGAGAGAGAAGGATGTTGAAATTAAGAATCTTAACGCTAGGGCTACTGCTCTCACTAACAGCTTGCAGCAGCGTCCGTCCATCTCCACCCAAGCAAGTGCCGTGTCCGGTTCCTCCGGTGCTGGACAAAGTGGATGTACCCCAAGACAGCTTTATCGAGAAAGTGCAGAAGATTTTGTCAAAGTAGCACTAGAGGCTGATAATCTTAGGGTAGCTTTAGCCCAATGTTATGCACAATACGATTCACTCAGAAAGTGAGTCCTGAGCCTCTGTAGCGATCTGTGAGGCTGTTTTTATGAGTTGGTCATAGGATAGACCACCCTTAGCGATTAATCCTCCTAGAGCCGCTGCAAAGAATAATTGCCAGTCGTAATCTTTGGCAGTTGGCTTAGGTTCCTGCCACTTAGGATCATTCGGGTTCTTTCTAGGTCTGCCCATTATTGCCCCCTTGCGCGGATTAGCCCCGCGATCATGCTGTCATACCCTTGTGCTTCATCAGCACACGCCTCGCGCTCGGCAGCAGCGATTAGGGCGGCAAAGTGTAATAATTGCTCATAATCAAATTCAAAGCCACCTATCATCTGGTCTGGTGTTGATTCCTCAGCCATGCGGAAAATGTCATCTCTGTTCATAGTTTCCTCTGGCAACTAAATGCCTGAATATCTACTCTAAAAGCGTTAGCAAACTTACAATCTGACGCTATCCGTATCTCAGTCTGAATGGCTCCTACGTTGTACCCTATGACACATAGGATGATGGCAACCATAGACCTAGCCCACCAGCTATTAATCATCTCTAAGACCTTCTTGAGTTCTTCAGGCATCTTTGACGAAAACTCCTTCACGATTCAAAAATCCTTTTCTGTCTTTGATTTCTTCATAAGCCGCTGCAAAACATTGTTTCAGATCGACATCTTCAATAGCAGCGACCATAGTAAGACACACAAGAACATCGCCAAGTCCGTCAATAATTGCGTCACGGTCTCGTTTGGTAATTGCATCAGCTAGTTCCCCCATTTCGCTAAAAGCCTTGAGTAACTGCGTCTTGCTATCTGAGTTCTGGATAATGCCTCTGGCTTCCCCCCAACGGACTACCAGTAGTTCAGTCTGTTCGTAACTCATATCATTGCCTTAATCTCTTTGATAGGAATATCGAAAGTCTCATGCACTTTAAGAATGAAATCAGCGGTAATCGTAGTGTGTCCGTTACGAATCTTGCTGATTGCTGGCGCACGAACACCCATAGTCAGGGCCAGTTGTCGGTCATTCTTAATGTCAAATTGCTTCTTTAAAAAGTCTAGTAGTTTCATGGTTTCCTCGGTTAGTTGACCGCTTACGGCGGTTAATCGGCATACTCACAACGAGGGAGCAAACACGTAAAGGAGTCATTGCGTATGCTGCTGGAGTTATTGCCGCCACTCACAGCTAGGCGGGAAAAGGTGGGGTACTCGCTACACCAGTTCTATCCTTGACGATCTTACAATCGAAAAGCTGGCATCTGCTTTTCCCCGTAGATCAATAGCAGTTCGTATTGCATGAGGCTCCGTAACAGCACGTTGTACACGTGACACAACGACCACCATCACAATAGGTATGGTAGGTGCATGAAGCGTAAACAAGAGGTGCTGTAACTACTAACCACAGGGCAAATAGGTATTTCATAGTTCCTCCTTTAGAAAGGTACTGACCCAAGATCATCTTCTTGGAAATCAGACTTTTGTTTAGCCTTACTAGGCTTTGAATCTTTAGCCTTAACCGCTAGAGAGAAGAACTTGCTACCGTCTTTCTTAGACTCTTTAAGCCAGCCTGATAGCCAGTAATCAGTACCATCGATGTTGATCTGACCTGAGTAGTCAGGATGCGTATCTGACTTCTTGTTATGGTTCTTGCCTAAAGTACCTTTGTTTGTATTGTCGTATTCCATAATCATCCTTGAGCAAATTTCTTGATTGCACTACGCTGTTTACTATCTAACTGGCTCCAGAGTGCTGTTTTCCAGTCAGCATCTAGCTCCAGACTATTGATGTACTCGACTGCTTCTCCGACCTTATCCTTATGAATCATCATGATGATGTCGGCTGCATAGCTCTTAATCTCGTTCTGAGATTGTTCGTCTAGCGTATCGAATACCGACTTAGTGATCGGCTTTGCAGAACGAGGCTCATCAGCACCAGTCGTAGCGTCTAGGGCATCGTGTTCACAGATAGCTAGAGCCATAACCAGCAGGTAACGAGTGATATAGGTGATTGATGCACCTAGATTCTGGACTGGATGACAGCCTTTAAGTTCAGCATTAGCCATAGGGCAAGTGAACTTTGCATGACCACCGTTCTCTGTATCAATGACGTACATAGTAGCCATAGTGTCAGAGAACTCTAGCGTATGTGCCAAGCCTAGCTCAAAGAAAATGCTATTAACGGTAGGCAGGAAGTCTGATAGCTCGAAATACTTATAGCCAGCAAACTTGTTATGTCCAGACTTCTTGAGTTCTACATTCTGTAGCTTGACCCTAGCTGTCTGTAGCTTCTGGTAAACGATCCATTGCTGATGTTCGTCTTGTTCCTGCTGTCTGTTATCTAGTTGGTTATCCATTTATTTATCCCTTAGCGAATTTCTTATTGAAAATGATATTGTGAGATTGTGTTTGCGTAGTAGTTTGTATCGTTGCAGCCTCCTTTTGCTCTTTGCGAATACGGTCGAAAGTCTTGCGAATGTTCGTTTTGCCTGACGGAACATATTTAAAATCTTTGTCTAAGATACAAGGGAATGTTTTCTTCATGCAAAGCTGTCCATTAGTAACGCTAGTAACAGCATACACGCTAACACAGCACCAGCATGACGGTCGATAAAGTCTGCTAGTTTATCGTCTGGATTAAATAGCTTTTTCATTGGTTGCCTCTCTCTAGTTCGTCTACGATCTGCTTAATAACGTGTGGAGTATTCTCTAACGCACGATAAGCCATGTAGACAATTTGTTTATCTTCATCCGATGCTGTTCTGCGTTCTACTCTATCAATCAATAGACGCAAAGCATAGACAATTTCAGCGAGTTGCCAGTTATCGATTTCTGTACGGCTAGGGTTCATCTTCCCTCCGCTTCTCTGTCTTTCATTTCCTGATAGAGCCAGTCTCCTCGATCACGTTCTAAATCCGCTTTAGTTTCAACGTAATCTGGAAGTGTAGATTCTTTGACCAGTCGATTAACGATACCGACCATGTTGCGACGGATAGCTGCTTGCAACTTTAGTGGATCGGACTGGAACACAGCGCAAGTCTCAAGGAGGATGCAAAGTTCTTCCTCTAACCGTTCCTCGCGTGACTGTTTTAATGTATCTTTGAAACAGGCAGTCAACTCGCCGGGAAACCCGTCTTGTAGCGTACCGATTAAGAACTGCTCGTAACCCTGCTTATCCATAATTTAATCTCCTAGTTGCAGTTCCGAAATACTAAACCGATTCAAGATTTGTGTGTAAAAACATTTCTAATAGGAATCCATATCCCAATAGAAACATTCTATTATGAAACACCCTAACTCTGGCACAATTATGGTTAAGAAAAAAGACTTACCAAAAGAACAACCCAAACAAGAAGTACAAAGATTTTTGCCTAAAACTAGCCCTAGAGGTCAACCCATTGGAAATAGACCCTTCAAAACCCTTGCGTCGAAAGTCCGATTCACGTGGAACGGAAACGACTTATAACTTTGGCACTAAGCTGTGTCCGGCTTGCAAACGCACTAGATCACTAGCTCAGTTCGTAGATAGTCCGCTATGTAAGATTTGCCAGTTAAGAAACGTAAAGGTATAGTTCATAGGGAATGGCTAGAGTAGCTCTCGAAAAGACGATTTCTCACCGTCCTGCCTGACCCACCTAATTTGTGAGATTGCCGTGGTTGATTACCACACGAGAAAGGCAAAGATATGCACTACTACCAACACCATATAGGTGATTTCCTGCGTGACACATCGTCACTATCTCAGGCAAATGCCTTTTCATATTTGAAACTTCTGTGGATGTATTACGACACAGAGGCTCCACTACCTGACGATCCTGAATACCTAGCTTTTAAGATTGGCGCGTCTATTGAGGACGTTAAGCAAATCCTCAAAGGCTTTTTTACGTTAGAGAATGGTGTCTGGAATCAGAGAAGATGTGATGCTGAAATAGCAAAATTTCGTCTGAAATCAGATCGTGCTAAGACTGCGAATCAGATACGTTGGCAATCCAAAATGGATACCGTTTCAGAACCAGATCAGATCGCAACCAATAAACCAATAACCAATAATAAAGAATATATTGATCGATTCGATACTTTCTGGAAACACTATCCTCGTAAGGTAGCAAAACCTAATGCACTTAAGGCTTGGTTAAAACTTAAGCCTGATGATGCTTTAACGAAAACAATCATCTCAGCAATTTCTAACCAGAATCTTGCGTCTAGGGAACAGCAGTTTATTCCGCATCCTGCGTCATGGCTCAATGCTCAACGTTGGGAGGATGAAATCAAGGTTGCCAGTACGACGAGCTTCCCTTTCGGAAGGAGAATCCTATGATTGGCGATTTCCTAAACCGGCTAGAGAAGGTGCAAGGCAAGCGAGGACATTGGGTAGCCTGTTGTCCAGCGCATCAGGACAAACGTCCTAGCCTAGCGATTACCGAGACTGATGACGGACGCATTTTGCTGAAGTGCTTTGCTGGTTGTAGCGCTTACGAAGTGGTTTCAGCCGTAGGCATGGACTTGACTGATCTGTTTCCTAAAGATCAATCTTTTATGCCTAGCGAAACCAATAAACCAGTCAAGCGACCGTTCTATGCCACAGACCTGCTCAAAATAATCCATTTTGAGGCACTTATTACGTCCATAGCGGCTTTTGATATGGCTGAGGGTAGGCAGGTATCAACCGAGGATAAAAAACGGCTTAAAACGGCTTTTACGCGAATTAACGAAGCAATAGGATATTTATGAACGAAAGCAAGCTAATTGAATTAGGATTCTCTGAAGTAACACCGGGATTTTGGCTAGGTAGTGTTTTTTCAATTAACAGGCTGTACCAACTAGGGAGACAAGAAGATGAGTCTGGAGCAGAGAGCAGCGGAGTTAGACGAGGCGAGGAGACTGAGGATAATCAAGTCTGACTCGATAGATGTAGAGAAGTATCTACATTCAAACGACGTAACGATAAAGGTTAAACAGGCTAGAGATTTCCTAGAT